TCGATGGCGCTCTGGCGCGCGGCGCCGGTCGCGATATCCGCGCACAAGGGACCTTGTTGGGGAAACTCCGCGTGGGCGCCCGCGGCGTGCTCGATCCACCGAGCGGCGGGGCAGAGGTATCGGCGTCAGGCATTTCGGGCCAGGGCGTGGGCCTTCCTTCACGGGTGCGCGTCTACACCACGCCGACGGGCGAGCTGGACGTCGACCTGGCCGGCCCCATCAAGCTGGGCCCGCTGACGCTGAGGCCGAAAGGGACTTACGTCATCGGCACGCCAGACCCTCCTCGAAGGAGATGAGTTCCGTTTTCGTTCTTGAATGTGGGGTGTTGTGAAGCTAGTTTCGCCCATGAGGAACGAGAGCGGGTGGCGGGCCATGCGCAGCATTTCGCCAGTTGAACGACTGCGACCCTTCGCCTGGACGATACTGGCCGTATTGTCCTGTGCCTATGTGTGGTTGCTGTTCGACAACCTCCGATTCACCAGCGCCCCGCTTTCCGACCCGATGTCTTGGGTCTTCGTCATTGGCCCCGGGGTGTTGGCCCCGGCGCCTCTGGTGGGTGTCTGGCTGCTGAGCGAGGCGGCGAGCGTCGGCGGGGGGCGTTGGGGTTGGCGCTGGTGGTGCGGCGCCCTTTTGGTCGGCTTGTTCGTCGACGACCTGGCGCGCACGGTCGTGTTGAACTGGAACCGGCATGTCTTCCACCTAGGCACGGCGCATCCCTTCCTGGAGTACGTGTTGACGCTCGTCGGCGTGGGCCCGGTGGCCGTCGTGGCCTATCGAGCGAAGCCGCTGTAGTTCGCGTTTTGTCCTTGACATCCGCGGACGGTTATATACGTGACAAAGCAGCCCGACCAAGACTACGATTCGCGAGACAGGCCGGCGCTCTAGTGACGAATCTAACTGCCCTCACGTCGAGGACAGAACATGGGCGAGAGGCCCGAGGAGCTGATTTCAGGACCCGCGCGTGATCAGCTCCTTAAAGAGCTGTCGCAGTCGCTTGCTGGCTGGGAACGCAGCGGCGCCCTTCACAAACCATTCGCCGAAAGTCTCTTGGCTCAGGTTGAGGCCAGGATTGCTGCCTACAGACGCGATGACGGCGCCGAGGAACGCTAGGTGTGCGGCGGCCGATATGGCTGCGGTATCCAGTCGGTCCCAATCAGCGGGCGTTACGACGCGACGACGGTAGCGTGGGCTCTCGAAGTTGGGCTCTAGCCTAAGGAAATGGACCGTGCCGTTGCGCTCCCACTTAAGTGGCAAACCATGCACGATGAGGTTGCGAAGTTCCTTTTCGTCAGTCAGCAGCCGATGGGCTTTCATGGCGACATCGGCAAACTCTGTAAGGCTCTCCTGAGTGGCGACCGCCGTCTTCAGGAACGTCAGTTTTCGCTCCAGCGTGACGGGTGTTTGGTCGTCCACCTCGCGCCCGTTATGATGCCGGTAGATCTGGGAAATGCAGAGATCGAGCAAAAGCTCTGCACCGCCCCAGGCTCGCAGAAAGCCGTGAAAACGATCCCCATGGCTTTCCTCAGGACCGGCGCGCGCCATGACAGATAAGCCCCCCGAACCCGATGACGACAAGCTCACCGATGACGAGCGCGAAGCCAACCGGCGCTTTCGGGAAACCCTTGGGCGCCTGGTGAACACGCCCCATCAACCGCACAAGCCCGCCGCGACGGAGAAGCCTAAACCGGATCGTAACCCAAAGAGCGCTTGACTTCCGCCCCGGCTCCGCAAGGAGATGCGGCGAATATTTGGAGTGGAATGTGTCGGCCCCCCCTTTCCTGCCTCTCGACCAATCGAAGGCCGATCTGGTCGAGGTGGTGGAGTCAAAAGAGCCGTGGAGTGAATACAAGCTCGCCGACGGTAGCGTCGTGCGGGTTCGGCAGATTCTGGTCGAGGTCTGGCGTGATCGGGTTCAAAGAGACGCGGAGGGAAATCCCGTCTACCACCTCAACCTTGCCCCCATCATCAACCTCAATCACGCACCCGCAGCCGTGAATCGGTCTGCAAGACGAAAAGCCAAGTAGCATGGCCCTCCTCATTCGCTCGGGAGAGTTGCCGCCGCTGACGGCCCGCGCTTCGCCGGTCCTCCGGCCGGGTTACACCACGCGACATCAGCCATCGAAGGTGACGGAGGTTTCAACGCGGAATGTTGTTCCTCGCGCGCTGGTCTCGACCAATACGGCCTTGTCGACCATCATAAATTCCCTGTCCGATGATCGCCTGGGGTTGGTGCGACCATTGAGGGTTGAGTTGGAAATCGTCGACGACGAAGAGGTGATCGCCACTTTTGAAGAGGCGAATATTTCTATGTCTGGCGATGATATACGCGACGCCATTCACGGCCTGAGGGCCGAGATTGTAGCCACCTATAACCTGTACAAGACGCAAAACAGGCTGGGTCCCGAGCCTTCCCGACGTCTTAAGGTTCTGGAGGGCTTCGTTGGGCAAAAGCAAAGTTCTAAAGGCTGAAGCCCAGAAGATTTCCCGGAAGTTGGGCGGAATCGAGACTGGCGGCGCGCATATGAAAGTGGCCGTGATGTACAAGGGCGAGATGGTGCTCGATTTTGGCTATCGACACGCTAAGACGGCGCCGAACGGCCATCTACCGCGCGCGCTCCACCTGTCAGAGTCTGACACCATCAAAATGGCCCGCTGTCACATCTCGAAGGATGAGTACTTCGAGATGCTCAAGGCAAAAGGCATTATCGTAGACGACGCTTAGCCTGAAGCTTCCGCGCCTTCTGCTTAAGCGTGCGCGCCTTCACTAGGCTGCCGATAGGTCAGGCGCTTTCCGCCCACGTTGCGCAGCAGTTCGTCGGTGCGCTCGGTGTCATTCACGCCGAGCCCGGCGCGATGGTTGTAGCGGAAATCGAACTCCGCGAGGTAGCGGCCAAGATGGGCTTCCGAGACGTGGATGAAGGTCCCGTTGATCCCGCGCTTGAGGATGGAGAAGAAGTTTTCGACCGTGTTGGAGTGCGCGATGCCGCGGACGTATTCACCGGCCTCGTGGTTCACTGACTGGTGCGAGGCGAACTCGCGGCCCAGGTAGCGATAGAAGCGGGCGCCGTCCGTCATGAGGTGCGAGGCGCGGTCCACGTTCATCGTCACGATGGGACGAAGCGTCTTGGACGTGACGTTGGCGACGTGGAACGAACGAGCCGAACCGTCGCGCTCAACGAGCGTGAGGACCTTCTGCTTCATGTCCAGTTCGACGTCGCGGGTCTTGCGCTTGCGGGCGTGCTTGTTGGAGGCTTTCCCGCCGACGTAGGTCTCATGGCTTCCACGGTCTTGCCAGCGCCGCCCATCGGCGTCGTGGACGTGGGGTTCATCGCCTCGCGGATGCGGTGCGCCATGAACCAAGCGGTCTTGTAGGTGACGCCGAGCGTGCGGTGCAGCTGGTGGGCCGAGTAGCCCATCTTCGAGGACGAAATCAGGTAGGTCGCCAGCAGCCACTTGTTGAGCGGAACCTTGGAGCGCTCGAACACGGTCCCGACAGTGACGGTGAACTGATCGCGGCAGGCGTTGCACTGGTAGCAGCCCGCGCGAGCCGCCTTGCCGCCGACGTTCGTCGCTTCGTTCACCACGCCGCAATGCGGGCAGATCGGGCCGTGCGGCCAGCGCGTCGCTTCGAGGTGGGCGCGGGCCTTGTCGGCGTCTTGGAAGATCGGGTCGGTCAGGTTCATCGGAGGTTCTCGGGGCGTTCGATGGGCGTTCGTGGAAGGGCGTAGAACTACCCTCCACCCCTTGTACGCACTCCGTTCTGCTTTGTCACGTATATAACTGCCCATCCGCGCGCGTTTTTGCTAGAGTTTTGTCAGCGTTGATTGGTGCGCCCGCCGTTCTGCGGTGAGGCTCCGGTCCGCTCTTTCCGATCGATCGCCGCGGCCCGATGCCAGGGCCGCCATTCCACCCGCCGGGCTCGCTCGCGCGGGCGCTTTCATATGAGGCCAAGCCTTGTCCGACGACGACATCCTGAAAGAGGCCCGCGAGGCGTTCGAGCGCGCGGCGGACGCCGAGGCCGAGAATCGGCGAGACGCGCTCGACGACCTGAAGTTCGCCAGGCTGGGCGAGCAGTGGCCCGAGGCGATCCGGCGCGAGCGGGACCTGGATGGGCGGCCCTGCCTGACCATCAACCGGCTGCCGGCCTTCATCCGCCAGGTGGTCAACGACGCGCGGCAGAACAAGCCGGCGATCGTGGTGCATCCGGTGGACGACGCCGCCGACCCCGAGACCGCCGAGGTGTTCAACGGGCTGATCCGCCACATCGAGCAGTCGAGCGACGCGGAGGTGGCCTACGACACGGCTTTGGATTTCGCGGTGACCGGCGGGTTCGGCTATTTCCGGATCAACACCCGCTATGCCTCCGATGACGGCTTCGACCAGGACCTGGTGGTGGAGCGGGTGGCCAACCCGTTCTCGATCTATGGCGACCCGGACGGGACGGCGGCGGATTCGTCGGACTGGAACTGCGCCTTCGTGGTCGACACCCTGCCCAAGGCCGCCTTCGAGGCGCGCTGGAAGGGCGCCGACCCGGTGGACTGGTCGGCCGACAGCTATGCGTCGCTGACCGGGCCCTGGCTCGACGGCGACCGGGTGATGGTGGCCGAGCAGTGGACCCGCGAGGCGGTGAAGCGGGCCATCGTGGCGCTGTCGGACGGCCAGGTGGTCGAGCTCGCGGTCTACGAGAAGCAGAAGGCGATGTTCGATGCGCTGGGCGTGAAGGTCGTGGGCCGGCCGCGCAGCGTCGCCAGCCACAAGGTGACCCAGCGCATCCTGACCGGCGCCGAGGTGCTGGAGACCGTGGAGTGGGCCGGCAAGTTCATCCCGATCGTGCCGGTCTATGGCGAGGAGCTGCATGTGGATGGGCGCCGCCGGCTGCGCAGCCTGGTGCGCGACGCCAAGGACCCGCAGCGGATGTTCAACTACTGGCGCACCACGTCGACCGAACTGGTGGCGCTGGCGCCCAAGACGCCGTTCATCGGCCGCAAGGGGGCGTTCGAGACGGACAGCGCCAAGTGGGCGACGGCCAATACCCAGACGCACGCCTACATCGAATACGACGGCCCCGAGCCGCCGATGCGCCAGCCGTTCGCCGGCGCGCCGGCGGGCGCGCTGCAGGAGGCGATGAACGCCTCCGACGACATGAAGGCGATCATGGGCTTCTATGACGCCAGCCTGGGGGCGCGGTCGAACGAGATCTCCGGCCGGGCGATCATGGCGCGGCAGCGGCAGGGCGACACCTCGACCTTCCACTACATCGACAACCTGAACCGGGCGATGCGGCACGCCGGAAGGATCCTGCTGGACCTGATCCCCAAGGTCTATGCGACGCCGCGCGTGGTGCGGGTGCTGGGGCCGGACGGTCAGGCCAAGGCCGTGCCGGTGAACCAGCCGGCGCCGCCGGGGCCGGGGGCCGCGCCGGGGCAGGGCGATCCGGCCGGCCAGGTGCGGAAGATCGAGAAGATCTACGACCTGACGGCGGGCAAGTACGACCTGGTGGTTCGGGCGGGGCCGAGCTTCACCAGCCGGCGCGAGGAGGCGGCCAACCAGATGATCGAGCTGATCCGCGCCTATCCGGCCGCGGCGCCGGCGATCGGGGACCTGCTGGCCAAGAACCTGGACTGGCCGGGCGCCGACGAGGTCGCCGGCCGGCTACAGGCCCTGCTGCCGCCGAAGCTGGCCGGCGGGGCCTCGCCCGAGGCCCAGGCCGCGCAGGCGCAGATGGCCAAGCTCGCTCAGGCGCTGAACGCCGCCAAGGCCCAGATCGCGGCCCTGCAGCAGGACCGCAGCCACGAGGCCCGCAAGCTGGAGATCGACGCCTTCGAGGCGGAGACGAACCGGCTGAGGGCGGTGCAGCGGTGAGTTCAAGCGTCACCTTGACGTTCCATTTTTGTTCTGATGAGGTGGCGGGTGTTCGAGGAAACATTGAGGGCATTCGGCATGCCGATGCTGCGCGATCGCAGACCGAGTTCGCAGACGGGCCGCGGCGTCCCGCCGAGCGGGGACCTGGCCTCCGCCCTGAGAGCCACGCCTTCAGGTCCGGCCGACTTTCCTTTCGCACCTCCCGCTTTCCGTCAGCGAGCCACGCCCAGACCTGAGAACCACTCGGGGATGGATATCTTCATCGGCGGGGCCGCTGATGACGTCATGCCGGGCGGAGGGGTCATGAGGGGCTACGCGCGTAGCTATGGCCGCGAGACAGGACGCCCGACCCGCTATCTCCCCAACGGGCGCATCGGACGCGCCGAAGACGCCATCCGGCAGGGGAATGCGGATGGCGGGCCAGTCAATGTCGTGGGGCACAGTTGGGGCGGGCCTGACGCGTACAACGCCGTCGCCCGGGCCAGGCGCGACAGACTGCGCGTGGACAATCTGATCACCCTGGACCCCGTCCGTGGTCCAGGCGGCGCGCTGGAGGGCGCCGAAGGGGCTGGCGCCTGGATGAACGTCTACGCCTCGCCCACCCATCCGGATTACACAGACTGGATCACCAATTTTGGTCCTCTGTCGGCGAAACCGTCGAACCTCCCGACCCAGCAGGCGGACGAGCCTGTGAACGTGAACCTTAGTCACGGCGACGTGGATGGAATGATGGAGCAGAGCGGGGCGAGAGCCGTGCTGGACCGAAGCCGACAGTTGGGCGGCGCGCCGAGCATCAAGGAGGATCGCCAGTTTGGCTGGCCGCCGAGCGTCCAGGATCTGCACGACAACCTCCCGATGATGGACTGGATCAGGAGGCGAGAAGCCGAGCTGCGATCACGCGGCGCGACGGTTGGCCGGACAGGGCGGCGGTGAGATCGAAGCGATGGCCGAGTTTCTGCTCAACGTCCTCAGTCAACTCCCGTCCTGGGCCAAGACCGTCATGGTGCTTTTGGTCCTGGCCGGGCCGGGGATCGGAGGCTTTCTCGGCGCGGCGAAGTGGGGTGTCCGCGGTGGGCTGACAGGTCTGTTCGCGGCCTACTTTAGCGGTCTGTGGTTCATGGTCTGGATCATGATGCAGATGACCCGCTGTCGCCCTGAGTACGGGTGCGACGGCGGTTTTGAGCTTCAGACGTCGTGGGTGGAGAAGGTCTTCCAGTTCCTAGGATGGGCGGCCGGAGCGTTTGCTGTCTCCTGGCACTGGCATTTCCTGTGGATCGGCTTTGGCGTCGGCTGTCTCTACGGCGGGCTGGCCATCCGCCGGCGCCGAGCGCGGACAGTGTTGCCCGAGCCGCCGAAGATCGCTTGACCGTCGGGGCCTCACAGCCCCCAGCAGAGCCAGCGGCGCGGCTCCACGACACACGGCGCACGATCGCCGAAACGCGGCAGCGAATGGAAGACCTGCCGCGCGGCTCGCGGGCGCATGCCTTCGGCCGCCGCATGCCCCCCTATAGCGCGCCCCTGCGCTAACCCAGAGGACAATCATGGACGACGAAAACGCCATCATCGCGGGCGAGGGCGACCTTGCGCTCGCACAACAGCTGGCCGGCGAAGGCGCCGGCGATCCGCAGGCCGAGGAGGGTGCGGAGGACATCTTCGAGCTGGAGCTCGACGGGCAGGTGCACACCTTGCCGGGCGCGCTGAAGGGCGCCTTCCTGCGGCAGGCGGACTACACCCGCAAGACCCAGGAGCTGGCCGAGCATCGCCGAGCCGCCGAGGCCGAGCGCCGGTCGTTGGCCGAACAGGCGCAGGCGGTGGGCCAGGTCAGCCGTGACCGGGTGACGCTGGCCGCGCTCGACCACCAGATCGAGGGCTTCCAGGACGTCGACTGGCAGGCCTACGCCGCCCAGGACCCGCAGGCGGCCCAGACGCTGTGGGGCCGGTTCCAGGGCCTGGCGCAGGCGCGCGAGCGGCTGGCCTATGTGGTGAGCCACCACGAGGAGCGCGGCAAGCTGCAGGCGGCGCGCGAGGCGGCCGAGCAGATGACGGAAACGGGCCGCGCCCTGCAGCGGGAGATCGAGGGCTGGTCGCCGGAGATCGCGCACAAGCTGGTCGAATACGCCCAGGCCTTCGGCGTGACGACGGAGGAGCTGTCGCAGATGGCCGATCCGCGCCTGTGGAAGCTGCTGCACAAGGCCTATCGCGCCGACGAGGCGGGACGGGAGGAGGGCGCGGCCAGATCGGCGGCCCAGGCCCAGGCGGTGCGTCCGGCGGTGCTGGTCAGCGGGGCGGCGGCCGGCGGCGGCGGGGTGCGCGATGAGCTCGCCACCAAGGACTGGATGGCGCGGCGCAACGCCCAGATGGCGAAGGGGCGGTGATGGGTGCGCGGGACGAGGCGCTCGAGGCGTTCCGCGGGCCGTTCCATATGAGCCCGCAGGACTATCTGGCGCTCGACAGGGCGCCGCGGCGGGCTCCGGGAGGGCGTGCGGCGCCTTTACAAGCGCCACCGGCGCGTTCTAGCTATGTTCCCGGCGCGGGCGCGCCCTTCTCGCCGCCCGGCTGGGTCGAGCCGCCCAGGGTTCATGACATGCGGGGCGTGAAGGATGCGGAAGGCGAGCGGGTGGGGCTGGCGAACATGAGGCCCGGCGACACGGTCATGACCGATCGGGCGACGGTCCGCATCCGGCCGGACGGTTCGCCGGCCGTCACGCTGAACAAGGGATACGAGAATGGCCGTTCGGCGGCGGCGCGTGGGCCGGTGCTCGTGCCGGCAGGACCGCCCGGCGCGAGCGTCGACGACAACGTGCGCGAGGCCGAGCGACCGCATGTGCCGTTCCTGTGGTTCAAGAACCAGGTCAACGACAATCATCCCTGGGACTACAAAAGACGCGGGCCACAATACGAGGCGTTCGGGAATTTCAACTACGGTGCGACGGGGTCGGCAAACAGCCTTCCCGATTGGCTGCTGCAGCGCGAGGCCGGCCGTCATCAACCTGCGGACGGCCAGCTGAAGGCGTTTGGCAAGCCTGGTCCGAGGTTCATGCCCTTCTTGGGTCATGGGTCCTTTGGCGACGACCCAGTAGATCAGTTCTGGATCGGACAGGGCACAAGATACCATGACCCGCGCTAAGCTGTGGAAATACGGGGCTGTCGCTGGCGGCCTCCTGGCGGCGGCCCTAGTCCTGTGGGCGGCCTACATCGGCTTCGTCTCATGGGCGCTTGGGAGCTCGTGCGGGTACACGACGGTCGACGAGAAGCAGTCTGCAGCGGGGGCCTTGAAGGCGGCGATCATCGACTACGACTGTGGGGCCTCCACAAGTTTCCACACGTTTGTCGTGGTCGCACCAATCGATCAGAAGTTCGACTATGCGCGAGATATCGCGGCATCCTTTCGGGGGCAGGCGCGCAGCCTGGCTTGGGAAGGTCCCAAGCTTGTCGTCTACTATGGCGACGCTGAGCCGACGACGACCGCGATTCTCTTCAATCGCACACCGATCGAATACCGAGGCGAAGGCCCGAAAACCGAGACTGTGCACGAGCTGCCGTGGAAAGAGACGAAGCTCCCGGCGCCGTAGTCACTCCCTGAGCCTCAACGCACGACCCAGACCGAAGAAAGCCCGCAACTGGCGGCCCCGCCTCATCGCCGCGCGCGAGCGCAACCGGCGCTGACCAACCGGGCCGCCCTCCAGCCAGAATACTCCGCCGCCGCCGGCTGAACGCCGGCCGCCACCGAGCACGCGCGTCCGCGCCTCGGAGGCTTTCGCGCGGCCTCAACCCAACCCAATCCGAAAGGACCGACAGATGGCAAACGCCTTCCTGACGCCGACCGCGGTGACGCGCGAGGCGCTGCGCGTGCTGCACCAGAAGCTCAACTTCGTGGGCTCGATCACGCGCGAATACGACGACAGCTTCGCCCGCCAGGGCGCCAAGATCGGCGACACCCTGAAGGTGCGCCTGCCCAACCAGTATGTGGTCCGCAACGGCCCCAACCTGAACCTGAGCCTGACCGACACCACGGAGAGCGCCGTGGACCTGAAGGTGCAGACGCAGAAGGGCGTCGACCTGAACTTCACCTCGGTCGACCTGACCATGAACCTGGACGACTTCTCCGAGCGGGTGCTGGAACCCGCCATGAGCGTGCTGGCCGCCAACATCGAGGCGGACGCCATGAGCATGTACAAGGATGTCTACAATCAGGTGCTCGGTGCAGGCGCGGCGACCTTCACCCGGGTGCTGCAGGGCCGGAAGATCCTGGTCGACAACCTGGCGCCGCTGAGCGGCCGGACCTGCAACCTGAACACCCAGGACAACGTCGACCTGGTGGACGCGCTGAAGGGGCTGTTCAACGACCAGACGACGGTCGCCAAGCAGAACCGCGAAGGGTTCATGGGGCGCACCGCCGGGTTCGACTTCGTGGAGAACACGCTGTGGCCCTCGCACGCCCGGAGTGCGGCGGCCGGCTATCTCGTCAACGGCGGTTCGCAGACGGGCGCGGCCCTGACGGTGAACACCGGGACCGGCGTGCCGAACCCCGGCGATATCTTCACGATCGCCAACGTCTTCCGGGTGCATCCGGAGACCAAGCAGTCCACCGGAGTGCTGCAGCAGTTCGTCGTCGGGGCGAGCGCGACGACGACGTCGTTCCCGATCAGTCCGGCCATCGTCACCAGCGGCGCGGGGCAGAACGTCTCCGGCTCGCCGGCCGCGGGCGCAGCGATTGGGTTCGCCGGTACGGCCTCCACGAACCACGGGATCAGCATGGCCTATCAGAAGGGGGCGTTCGCGTTCGCCTCCGCGGACATGGTGATGCCGAGGGGCGTCGACTTCGCCGCGCGCGAGGTGTTCGACGGAGTCTCGATGCGGATCGTGCGCCAGTACGACATCAACAACGACAAATTCCCCTGCCGGCTGGACGTGCTCTACGGCTTCAAGACCATCCGCCCGCAGCTCGCCTGCCGGCTGGCGAACAACTAGCGGAAGGCCACAGGCTGGGCGGTCCTTCGGGGTCGCCCAGCCCAGGTCGAGCTTGACCATTGACGTTCTTCATATGTTCTGATGAGGTATCGTGAGATGCTGATCGACGACGAGTTCCGCAAGCGCGTGGGTCGCATGATCCAAGACGCCTCGTTCGGGCAGGCGTTCGCGCCGCGCCTGGACGCTCGCGAAAGCAGCGAGCCGTCGGAGCGCTCCTACAGGATTGCGTTGAACCCCCTTCAGAAGGCTGGGGTGCTCGCCGGCCTGCGCGCCAGCGGCGCGGACAAGCGGCTGGACCGGACCTTGGACCAGATGACCGGCCGCGAATTCACGCCGCAAGACCTGGGTACGCTCAAGGACCGCGCCCTCGATGAGATCGAGTGGCCCGAGGCCAAGCGGCTTCAGGGCATTGCGGAGGGTCCGCCGGTGGACCTCGCGCGGGAGCAGAAGGCGATCATCGACAGCGTCATGGGGCGGCTGGGCGGCGATCCCTTGGCGGAGAGGGCGCGCGCCGCGTACGGCAGGGCGATAAAGCATGGTCAGATCCGAACCCGATAGCGAGCGCCGCCACCGCTGGACGATTCCGCGGTGGGTGTTTGCCGTTTGGCTGTGGCTGAACGTCCCGGCGTCGATCCTGTCGTACTACGGATGCCCATGGGATGACCGACGCGACGTTTGCGAGGCCTTTGGGAACTCGGTTGGACTCCTCTTCGACCTATTCCCGATGTCGCTCGAACTGCTTCCTTCGGCGTTCCTGGCCCACGACCTGCCGGTATGGATCATCCTCATCGGCCTTACGGGCGGATGTCATCTGCTCCTGAGGCGGTTTGCGCCCGGGCGTCTGAGCCTGTCGCAGGCGGCGCTCCTGGTGTTGGCCTGGTATGTCGTCACCTTCGCGACGTTCGTGCTCTCCCTGTTTGTCTACTTCGGCCTGGATTTGCCCGGCGCGGCGGTGCGGGCGGGCCGCTAGCGTCGCCGCTTCGAAGGCTTTCCAGGCGCGTTCACCGACGCGCTCGCACCTCAACCAAGCCGCCTTCGGGCGGCTTTTTCATGGGCGTCACATGGCGATCACGACCTATGCCGAGCTGCAGGCGGCGGCGGCCAACTGGCTGGTGCGCGCGGACCTGACGGCGCGGATCCCGGAATTCATTACCCTTGCCGAGGCGAGGCTGAACCGCGTGCTGCGGGCCAGGCTGGCGGAGGTGGAGCAGGGGCTGAGCGGCGTGGTCGGCGCACGGACACTGCCGCTGCCGGCGGGGTTCGCCGAGCCGCTGGCGTTGTGGATCGTGCGCGGGACCGGGCGCGAGGCGCTGGCGTTCATCGAGCCCAGCCTGATGGCGGCGTCGAGCCTGCGGGGCGAGCCGGCGGCGTGGTCGGTGGACGGGGCGAACCTGGCCTTCGACCGGCCGTGCGACCAGGCCTATGGCTTCACGCTCAGGATGCTGGCGAAGTTCGCGCTGTCGGACGCGGCGCCGAGCAATGCGCTGCTGACCGACTATCCGGACGCCTACCTCTTCGCGACGCTCTGCGAGGCGGCGCCGTTCCTGCGGGACGC